TTGTGCCTGCTGTATCGCAGTATTTCCTTTTTCATCTGCTCTGCTTATAGCCTCTTCGCCCTTGCTATTGGCTATACTTACGGCATCTTGCGCTGCTTGGTTTGCATTGATAGTAGCCTCGTTCGCTGACTTTGTGGAGAGTATTGCATCATTGGTTATTTGTGGAATACTGCCCATATAAGCATTGAACTCTTCCTCGGTTCCACTAAAATTACCACTCTCTATTGCAGCTTGATATGCACTCTTACCAAATATCGATATACCAGTATCTTCAAAAGCGTTTATCTCGTCATTGAACACCAGCCAAGTGCCATTCTCGCTTATCTTTGGCGAAGCACCTGTATATTTCACGCACGAAGGAACATCAGTGGTAGATACGAACAAATCAATAAGCAACTCGAAATATCTACTTTCCGTGTTTGCTTTGACCTCCGCAAAGTCTAATACTGCCGATGTTACAACTCTACCATCGAACAAAGCATTGATATTGATGCCATACACTCCCTCCATAGTGAGTTCGTCTATTGCGCTTAACCTAACGAAAACATGTTGCGAAACTTCATCGAAGCGCACATCTTCGCACAACATCGTTGCCTCATTTGGTAAATGAAGAATAGCTTGAACAAAACGAGCATTGCGCAACTCTATCGGTGCGCCATTTGCTTCCACGAGGCGCATTTTCAAAACGCAACCTTCTCCTGCTTTAAGTATATACATATTAGTCTCCTATTATCTTGAATGTTGTTTTATTTGCGGAAATTGCACCGCAACCACTATATTCTGCGAAGATGTCGGGATTAGCCTCGATATATCGCAAGCACTCGTGCATATATGCGTTGGCGATAGCCGTAGCATCGCCCACCGCTTGCTGTCGCTCTCGAAGGTCTGCCGAGCGTGAATAGTCATCGCTCTTAACCACATAGCCAAAGCGTGTGAGGTGGTGCGTTGCGCTGTTTATCAATCTCGCCCAAGTATAGTATGCGAGTGTGCGCTTCAACCCTGCGAAGGTGCGTGTTTCGCCACACGCCTCGTACTCACCACCCTCCATAAGTCGTGAGAATGTAACCGAGTTCTGCAACTTATTGAATAGTTTATCGCCAAGCGCAGGCTTTATGTCGAGCAATTCCGCCTCCTCAATCGCTCGCTCCACGATAGCCTCATCTGCGGTGCAAGGTCGAGCGTACTGCTCAACCTCATAAGGCTCTATAAGGTGCTTTTTAATTAGTGCCATTATCGAAAATTCTATTAACTTCGTCTTGCTCCATTCCGAACAATATCATAAGTAATTCTTTCTTCTGCGTGTCGGGCATATTGACATCTGTCACAATAGAAGTCAATGCTTGTGTGCCTCCTACTCCTAATTCGACTGCGAAGACTTCACCCCCCCCTGCTCATTGCTTATGCTCTTAATAAGTGGCTCAATCTTGATATCCTCCACACCTTTGTATGGTATGGTATTCGGAGTCCAATGCTCCAACACGCTGCGATATGCGCGAGTTATCATACGCTGTTGCTTTGTAACTTGCTCGGCATACTCGATCTTCACATCGTTTGCCAACTGCCCCGAGAAGCCTATTGCACCCGAGCGCAAACGTGCGAACTGCTCTTGGTTGAAACGAGCGTATATGTCGTCGATGAACTTTGCAGACGATGCAGTGAACTCCTTGTCGTAGTTCTTGGCATCGAACGGCTTAAATTCGGGCATATCCTCGTCGCTGTATATTTCGATATGGAGTATCTTGCAAGCGTTCATATCGCCCTGCAATTTGCCGATTTCCTCCGTGAAGCCGTTGTCCTGCTCCTCTGCGCTTTGTCCTCGCTTTGTAACGAGAATACCAGCAGGCAGGAAGTTATTGCGCACATTTCGGCACGCCACATTCGATATTGCCTCATCGCCCGACATCGAAGGCAATACGGTGTCGGCTACTGGGGTACAATAGACATTGCGCCCTGCTCGCGTTACATATAGCACCTGCCCTTCGTAGAACTCGATGCCTCCTGCTTTGATTATCTGCGCCTGCACAACCGCTTTGTCGGGGTTGAACACTGCAATATAGTCGCAGTTGTCTTTGTTTACCTTTACCGCCTTTCCGTTGCGTGTGCGCTTGGCAGTCCAATCGGGGTGTATTACCACCTGCCCTACAACGCCATTCTCGTCAGGCTCTACGAGGCGCACCATTTCAAACGGTATGTGGCTCACGGCAACGACCTCACCCATCACATTGTAGTTGATGTGGAGGGCGAAACCGTCATAGTATGCCATATCCTCGCTTACGAGGTGGTGTATATCGTCGAATGTTGAGCCGAGAAGGTCGCATACGGTATCTGCCAGCACTTGCGAGGCGATACCATTGCCCTCGATGTAGGTAGCCCTACGCTCTACGCAGGTAGAGCCATTTGGCGATGCGTCAATGATAGCACGCAACTCCTGCGGATATAGGTTATTGTGTCCGTACGCCTGTATGCCAAGCGAGGACAGATAGCCGATATCTACTCTTTTGTCTGCCTTCTTCGTATTCTTAACATTCATAGTGTTATTTCTTCTTTCGTTTTGGCTTTGATTCTGCCTTTGGTTGCGGTATAACCGCAAATCTACCCACTGCGTTAGGGTTGTCTTTCAAGAATTTCTCGGCAACCTCGTTTGTAAGGTTGTCGTTTGTGTAAACCTCCGAACTGCCCGATATGTGAAGTATCACACCTGCTCGGAGTTTGTAGTCGCATTTTTCTCTCATTGCTTTGTGTTTTTTGAGATAGAGCAAAGCCTCGATAACGGCATCGCGCCACTTATCTCGGCAGTTGCAATCTCGCACCTTCTTACCGGTTACTTCGGTGTAGAGGTTTGAGATAATAGACTCCTCTGCCGAAGAGTAGGGCTTGTCTGCCCTACTCAACGCCAAAAGAGTGTTATATGCTTCCGATACGGTCATTACTCTGCCTGAACGAGGCTATTAACCATCGTCTCGGTGGTTGTGTAGTCAGTATCGAATAAGAACAAACCAGCCTTCGGAGCCTTGCTCTCGGTTAGCGTAATTGCCCAACCTCCGCCTGTATCCTCGGCATAAGCATCACGACTACCCTCCGAGATAGAAAGACCTTGGAAGAAGCCAAACACCTCGAATGCCGATGCTCCATTTGAGTTCACCAAGCCCTTATGCTTGTTGAAGGAGATGAATACGAACTCGCCATTGAGGAGTGGGTCAATAACGCCATCGATAAGAGCAGGAGAGTGGTCAGGCAAAACGATATGAACATTCGATGTTACCGAATTGCCAAGTTCGCCAACCTCTACACTCTTATTCGTGCCATTGAACGGCTTTGTGCCGTGCTGGTACACCCAAAAACCGAACTTTCCAGCCTTCAACGGCAATTCCTTGATGATGTTGTTGTTCTCGTCATCAAACACTACTGCCCCGAAGTCTATATCATCACGATTGATGAGAATACCCTTCTTCTCGTAGCCCATAGCGAGAGGGTCATCGCAGTTGCGCTCGATGTTCATCTTGATTAAGTTATCACACGATGCCATAACTGCCTCCTTTCGTTAGTATGCGACCTGAATGAGTTTGTCGTCAGCAATGAGAGTACCGAGCTTATCCTTTGCAAGGATGTAGGTCTTCTGCTCCTTCTGGTCAAAGAATGCCTGCAAATCGACAATCTCGTTTGTTCCCGGCACACCCACCAACAAGTTGGCGCGAGTTGTATAGACTGCACGATATGGCTTGTTCCACGAACTACCGGCATTGGCTGTCTCGTAACCCTTGATAATCTCGTCCCAACCCGGTAGAGCCACCAGCTCGATGCCATCGTAGGTAGTCTTTGTTATACCATCGAACAACGACTCCCACTGCAAGTCGCTACCCTTGTTGTTCTTCTTGATGTCAGCGTTCAGCGCATCCTTCAACGCCTGCGAGATAAAGATTACCTGACCGTTTGCCTGTCGCAAGTTCATAGGCGCATCGCTGATAAGGTTGTCGAGTACCTCGGTTGCTGCGCCTGCGGTACGGATAGCCGACTTCTGCTCTGCGAAAGTGGTCTTTGCGTTCGCAGCGATAGCAGTATGACGCTCTGCGTTCGTTGTTACCAACTCGTAGATGCGCTTCCAAAAGCCATCGGTAACTGAGAAGGCACTTACTCGCGCATCGTCTTTCAATATACCTCCATCGCTTATTGTAGCAGCGTTCTTGTCGCCAAACCAAGCGAGGCGGAACAGCATCTTTGTCGCACCCTGCTCCAAAAGAGGGAGAACGATATAGTCGAGATACTCTGTGCCTGTGAGGTCTGCGATATCGGTCTTTGTGCGCAAAGCAACCTTTGCAAGAGTGCTTTCCAAATCGGTGTAGCAAATCTCCTCCGAAATCTGCCACTCGCGGATATCCCACTCGCCCTCGGCTGTTGCTGCGGTATTGTGATCGTAGGTTATATTACAACCTTGACTTGGCTTGCCGAGCAGACCAAACTCGCCAATGAAACCTACCTTCTCACCGTGCTTCTGATTTGGCAACACATTGAACATAGAGCCGAGTCGCTCTGCGCCAAGAACGGAGAGGAAAATGAGTTGTTTGAGGTCGCGAACTGCGCCATTATCGGGTGTCAAGTTCGCAAAATTTAATCCTGTACTTGCCATAATTTGATTGATTTAAGTTGTTGTTTACTTCTTGTTGATTTCAGCCAATCGCTGTGCGACAAGCGACTGCTTACCGCCTGCGTTGGTCGAGGCTGTGCGCTTTGCAGGCTTGTACTCCGACTTCGCCTGTGCGAGCCACTCCTTACCACCTGCGATGGTTACGAGGTTGAGAATTTCCATCTCCTCCTTTGTCTTTGCCTGCGCCTTTGCAGACTCTGCTTCTGCCTTTGCAGTCTCCACCTCTGCCTTTGCGTTTGCCAACTCTGCCTCCAACTCCGCAATACGAGCGTCAGCCTTTGCCAACTTATCGTCATTGTCATCGTTACCCTCGGCTGGGCGTATCTCCGTGATTACGCCATCCACGACCACGATAGTCGTGCCATCGGGCATCTTATGCTCTCCATCGGGAGAAGCAGCATCGCCCGCAGCAGGGTCCTCGCCCTCGGGCTTGTCGATTGTGATTGTGTCGCCCGACTCGGTCGTAAGAGTATAGGCAACGGCTTTCGGCTGTGATAGTCCGAGAGCCTCACCGAGTGCTGCGAACACCTCGGCAATTTTCTTCTTGTTTTCTGCCATATTGTTAAAATTTTGGTGATTGTTGTTCCACTTCGCCTGCGCCTTTGCCGTGCGACTGCGTGCGCTCAACGCTGGGAGTATCTCGGAGATAAAGCCGAGTTCCTTTGCACGCTCCATATCCACGAACTTATCCTCCGACATCAACGCCTCCAACTCGGCACGTTCTGCACCGGTGCGCTCAACATAGAAGTCGAGTATCTTCTGCGTTTCGGCATTGAGCGAGTCCGCCAACTTCTGCAAGTCCTCGGCACGATACGCCTCTGCAAGCGTGTATTCGGGTATATAAGGCTCGTGAATGAGCAACGATGCGTGTGGGTAAGCCTTACGCTCGGAAGCAGCGAGAAGCACTACCGTAGCCATCGAAGCGCATACGCCCTCCACGGTTGCAGTAATCTTCTTGCCCGATGCTCGGAGCTTATCCACGATAGCCCAGCCCTCCGTAACACATCCACCCTCGCAGTGCAGGCGCAACTCGATTGTGTCGTCATCCTCGGCAATAGAAGCGAGGAACTCGTCAATGTCCTTGAAGCATACGCCATCGCTACCGAGCCAGCGCATCATCTCTGCGCCCTCCTCGGTCATTATCGGGTTGTATAATTTCAGTACTGCCATATTCTTTTGATTTGCTATGCAAAATTAAGGCGATTAGTGCGTTGTTTCAACGCATTAACCGCCTTTTCAACTGACACCGCTTGTCAGTACCTACAAACCAGCAGACACTACGGGCTTGGATAATCGTGCAATAACGCGATATATAGTGCGCTCGGGGATATCGTACTCTTCCGAGAGGTGCGCCACGATATACGACTGCTTTAAGCCGTCAGCCGACAACCGCTTGTAATCTCGGTAGAGGTCAAGATACTGCACATCCTCGATGCGCACTCCGTTATCGTTGAGCAGTTGGAAATACCGCTCGTTCAAGTTCAGCAACTCCGCTACTGTTCCTATCTGCATCATAATACACCAAGATTTTCGACTACTCGCACTCTATTCTGCACTCGGGTAATCTCATCGACACCCACACGGATATCCGCCTCGCTCATACCCTTCGCAAAGGCTCTCGCCAACATATCCTCGCCCTGCACTTGGCTTGCGGTCTGCGTTGCCACGATTGGCACTCCTCCTCCCATTTGGTTGAGCGAGGAGTAGAGAGGTGCGAACATTGAGGTCGCGCGTGCATTGTTCACGCTCTCGCCATTGGAG